TGCTTTTTGAGCTGATTCGTAGGTGCCCATGATCGTGTTGGCAATCGCGGCCGCTTTGCCGATTTTGAACATTTTCTTGCTTTCGCTGTTCATCAGCGTGGACAGGTCACCCAGGGCGTTGCCGAGCGCCTGTTTCTTGGCGTCGCCTTCGGCCTTGGCGATGGCTTCGCGGGCCTTGGCGGCCTTGTCTTCGACTGCGTTTATTTCGTCTTGCTGGCGCGCAATTGTTTCGAGCATGAGCGCGCCCCACTTGTCGCCGTTGATCTGTTTCAGGCTGGCAGCTTGGTTGATGAGGTTGAGCTCTTCGGTCTGCTTGGTGCGCAGCAGTTCCAGCTCGGTCATGTTTGCCTGACGCACAGCATCAAGGCGGGCTTGCAGATCGGGCGGGATGCTGTCGCCGGAGCCTTCCGGGTTCGCGCCACCAGCGCGCAGAAGGTTGTCGATTCCGACCTTGGCTGCGGCGCTTTCTTCTGCTGCGAATCTTGCGGCAGCGACGAAGCCTTCGAACTGAGTTGATGGCATGGGCTGCATGAGGGTGTTGTGGATGTCCGACTGCCCTTCTTTGATCGCCAAGCGTGTTGTTTGCAGCAATGCTGCGGACTCTTCGCCCCACGCGTTCAGGCTTACCGGCGCAATGTCGATGCCTGGAAGGGAATTCAAAATCTCGATAAACTCATTCACCGCCTGGACTGGCCGATTCAGAATAAATTCAGCGGCCATGAGCGCCATTTCCTGCACGCCGAGACCGAAGAGGGCGACGCCTTTGCCTGCGATTTCAAACGTTCGGCGGATGTCTTCTACCGCGTCCATGACGAAACCGGCGGCTGAAATCACGGTGTTTGCCATGCCTTCGGCTGCGGGGCCGACTCCACCTGCATCCGATGCGACGCCGATGAACTGTTTTCCAATTGCCGTGATGACCGGGGACCACTCAGCGGCAGCCTGATCGACGAAACCTGACAGCACGTCGGAGACCTCGCCGAATACGACACTGGCCTGCTTCATCTTCTCGACTTCAATGTCTGACAGGACGATGCCAAGCCGTTCGGCCTGCCCGGCTATGGCGTTCATCTCCTCACCGCCGTTGCGCAGCAGTGGCACCAGCGCGGTGGCATCGCTGGCAATGGCTTCCATGTAGAACGTCATGTCGGCCTGACTGACGTTTGCCTTTTCGAGACTACTCACGTAAAGCTGCAACGCCTGCGGGCCGGACAGGTTTTTGAACTGATCCGCCGTAACGCCTACTTTCGGCGCGATTTGCTCGAAAAAGTCGACCATCGGCCCGGCACCGGTCTGCCGAAAGTCGCCGATTTTGTCGTTCACGTCTTTCAGGATGTCGGCAAATTTTTCGTTTTCGATGCCGACGGTCTTGGCCGCAAATGCCATGCCCTGAAAATCAGACGCGGAGGCGTTGGCGACGCGGGACAAGTTGCTGATTTCTTTCGCGCCTGCGATGGATTGAGCAACGAGCCCCGAAGCAATCGCAATACCCGCTGCAGCGGAGGCGGTGCCGATTTTGGCAACGCTGGTCGCGGTGGTGCGGGCGCTGGATGCGAATGAGCCGAGGCTATCCTTTGCACGCTTCATTGCGGATTGCAGTTGTTCCGTATCGCCACCGATGCGGACGACCAGATCGCCGAGGGTTTCAGCCATTTGTTTTACCTTTCAGAAACAGTTACGCGCCATGATTTCTTTCATGCGTCTGATTTCAGAGGGTTGCGGTTTGCCGGATTTGGCGTTTCTGGCGTCGATGAGCCAGAAGATTTCTTGCGGGTGGAGCTGCCAGAACTCCGATGGAGTGACTACGCCCGCGCCGATGAGCGCGAGGTAGTAGGCTCTTACGACGCCTTGCGGGTGGTCTTCTTCGGTTTTTCCGGAGGCGTCGTTGGTGCGTTTCCCGAGTCGTCACCGGCGGGGATCAGCGTGGACATAAACCCAGCCAGCAGGTTTAGGCAGTCGTTGAGATGACCGGGCTTTGAGAGCAGCAGGCCGACAATATCCGCCTGCTTGACGCCTGTCACCCGCGCCTGGGCGCAGAGGATTTCAACGCCTTTCGCGATGGCTCCTATCTGTGCGCGCAGCGGATCGGCTGACCAGCCGAAAACCTGCATGGCGGTCAGTGCCGAGGATTCGATCATCGACATGACGCGCAGGATCTGGCCGGGCTCGATGCGTCCTTGCTGGCCGTTGAACTCAAACTCAAAATCAGAATGAATCATGTCAACCCCTTACGCGCCGGTGAATGTCCATGCGTCAGACGATTCCAGCGACAGGCTGTATGTTGCCTCGCCGTCGTGCGATCCGGTGATTTCGTAGGTTGTCAGCATGAAATCTCCGGCCAGGGTGTAGCTGTCTTCGGTGACGATGGTGATGTCTGTCAGCATTTTCGAGGTGCCGGGCACCAGTGCGATGTTGCGCATCACGGTTTCATCGGCTACGCCCTCGCCTGAAATTGAGATTGATTGGCCTGCAGGTACGTTTGCCAGCAGCCGGATTCCGCCATCGTCATCGGTGGTAAGGTCAATGGTCTCGCCGTTCCAGCTGAGTGTTTTTGCCCGAATGCACGCGATTGCCGTGCCCGCCTTTCGGAGTAGCAGGAGTCGTCCAATTGCCATGATGTTGCCCTCGTGGTGTTAGTTTGCGGTGATGTAAATCTTGAATTGCTGGACGCCGTGGCGAGTGATGCCGTCGGCGTCGATGAATGACTGCGAGCCCAGGCGGGTGCAGTCGTGGAAGCGATAGCCGGACGCGGTCAGGCTGGCGCGGTTCAGGGCGTCGAAGATAAAGCCTTGAATGGTTTTGGTTTCTGCCCTGCCCGACTTGCGTGACCAGACGTGGACCGAGGCAGTGACGATTTCGCACAAAGTTGTGTCGGTGTCGTTCGCGGCGTGCTGAGCTTCGCCGATGGTCACGTAGGGGAAGTCTTCATAATCCTGCGCCACGTCGTCGAACACGCCGGGAACGGCATCCATCAGCGGTGCGTGGTTGATCAATGCGTTGTAAATCGCGGACTGGACGGCTAGTTCAAAGCTCACTTTTTCAGCCTCTTTTTCGCGTCACGCTTGATTTTCTGGGCCAGCTTCTTCCAGAACATCTCACGATAAATCTCTTTGTAATTGGTGCGGCCTTCCGCTATTGCGGGCTGGATAAATGGCGTAGCGGCGCGGGTGCGGGTGCCGTGCTCCAAATATTTCCAGTACCAGGCATTGTGCCGGGCTTTTTTTCCGCGCGTAACGTAAACATCTGACATCGGTTTTTTCGGGTCAGTGAGTTTCAGGCGGTGCGCGCCGATGGCTCTGCGCAGTCGGCCCGTGTCAATCGGTGCCATGCGCCGGGCGCTTTTGGCGATGCTGGAGGCGACGGCGTGGATGGTGGCGCGGTTGAGTTTCTGCGCTTCGTCAACCAGCATTGTGTCGAACATCTCTTGCAGATCTTCGAGCCCTTCGATCTGGATCACTGCGTTCATGCGGCTCATTGCGCCACCCCGGCTTCGGCGATGATCTTGATGCGTTCGCCGACGGTGACGGTTTCCGGCACGTAGCGGATGTTGTACTGGCGGCCCTTCCAGCGGAATTGCATCTTTTCTGTGATCGGGTAGGCGCTGGCCGTTTGAACGGTAAACTCCACTCGCGCGACGCGGGCCAGCCTGCCGGCCTGTGATTTCTCATCGCCGGGCAGCTGCTTGATGCCTGCCATGATGTCGGTGACTTTCGCCCAGGTGACGGTAAACCCGCCATGGCCGTCGGGCGTGCGGGTCTGTTGCCAGAGTTCGACGGCTTGGTCGATGCCGACTTCGCCCGGCTCTTCCCCACCACCGCCGTTGCCGGTACTGATCAGCGCAGTGCTGGCGACGATGACGAAACCGTCATCACTCAGGATCTGGTTGACCGTGTAGCGGTTCCAGCCTTTTTCGAGCGTGTCACCCACGGCCAGCGCGCCGACCTGTCGGTTGCGGACGGTGAATTCGTGGACGGTGATTTTCTGACCTTCGAATTCTTCGGTCTTTTTTTCGAAGATCGCACTGACGGCGCGCTGGCCGTTGTAGATCGCGGTTTCGCCGAACTGCTCAAACAGGTCGTCGTCCATCTGCTCGCAAAGCGCTTCAAAATTGCTCATGCAATATGCCTTTGGACTGCTCTGACTGACCCCGACCACGTATATTTTTCGCCGCCTGCAATAGTGGCCTGAATTTCAGCCCATGCGAACTGCTCGCCAGTGACGTGTTCAGCAATTTCCGCTGTGATTGCGATAGGCATAACGACGGTAATGACGCCAGACTCCCATCCTGCATCTAGCGTCACGCTAACGTCGTCGGTGTATCGCGTAGTTCTGTCGAGACTAATAATGCACACAGTGATGTCTGTCGCGGCGCTGGCATTCCATGCCTCGCCATCTGAGTTCAGGGTGCAGCGATGGCGGAAAGTATCACCGATGCCAAGCTCTGCCGTACCACCGCCCTCCCACGTGACGGTTCGCCGATACGGGAACGCGGACGTATCCGGCGCAGCCACCACGTTCACGATCCGAACAGCAGAGCCCGCGTTACCCTCCTGATCGTATGCTGTGTACGTCAGCGTGTAACTGCCAACGATGGATGTATTGACTGTGCCGGAGGTTGTGACAGTAACAGCACCGTCCACGTTATCCAGCGCCGTGGCCCCCGGATCGACCCATGTTGCGCCTTGTACGATAGCGACAGTTGCGCTGCCCGCCAACGTCACCACAGGACCAACATCATCAGCGCGTGTTGTACTGGTAGCTGTGCCCGCAGTACCACCCACGAGCAATATGGTATCCACCAGACTTTGGTAATAACCTGATGAGGTGTGGCGTGGCCGAATACGATGGTTTAACCGCACCGTACCCGCGTCATTTGTCCATGGTCCCCAGTTCTGACCTCCGTCTGTCGAGACGGAATACTCCCCATTAAAGATGCTTACAGGGACATCCTGCCCTGTCGCAACCCCGGTCACGATCATCGCGTTGAACGTCACAACGCTATTAATCTGCACCCCTTCCTGCGGCGTAAACGCAAATGCATCCGGCGTCAGGTCGAGCGTTGCCGTGGTAGTGACGCTGACGGTTTTCGTGTCGCCGTAAAACGCCCCGTTCATGGGGCGCACGTCGATCGTGTATTGAACGTCCTGCGTCAACCCAATGAGCACGATTGGCGTGGACAGAATCTCGACCCAGCTACCGCCATTAACCCGGTAGTTGAACGAGCTGGCGTCTACGCCGTCCCAGGTGAATGGCAGCGTGATCGTCGTGCTGGTCGCCGCTGGCGTGCCCAGTGTCAGCGTGCCCGCCGGTGCGTTAATTGAGATCGCCGCGAGCATGGTATTGCTGATCGAGTAGCTGTCACTCGCGTCGATCAGTTGCAACGCGACAGTCGGAACCTCCGTCTCGCTCCCGATCCCGCTGCCTGCCAGACTGACATTGCCCAGCCCGTCGATAACGACATCCCAGCCTGCAGGCTGGAGCGTGGTTGCTGACGATTTGAGTGCAGCGACTACCTGATCCCCGATTGCGATGGCATTGGCGACGCCGGACAGTTCGGCGTCACGCCACAATGAATCCGGCACGAATGACGCGAACGGGACAGAGAACGTCGCGAATTGTTTGCCGCTGGGGACGTCGAAAACAGCAGCCAGCGGGGCTGTCTCAACGCCCAGGATCGTTGCGACGAAATTGTTTGTGCTGCCCAGAGCAAACCCATCAACCGGCATGACGCATGTGAACGTGATCGCGCTGGTAACAGTGATCGACGTGCAGGCGAGCCCGCCGTAGGTCAACGTCGGTGCATTGACAGTCAGATCGCGCAGACCGCCGGTTGTAACTGTGATCGTGCTGCCTGCCGTGCTGCCGGAAATGCTGACAATGGTCTCAGGTGCCGGAGTGATCGTGACTGCGCGGTAAACCACACCACCACCGCCCGATGCCGCGTCGGTCGTAAACTGAGCAGAGGACACTCGCGCCGAGTCATTGTCCGCTGCATCTGTATGAACGTAGTGCGCGTAATAGCTGGTCGAGGCTGTTAGGCCGCTAAACGACACCGACTGCACGCCAGTGCCGGTCACCGCCTGCGAACTGCCCGAACTGATAACTGTCGCGGCCAGTTCAGTCGCGTTTTGCGACATCAAAAAATATAGGGTGCCGTTACCCTCGTCCGTCGTCACCTGCCCAGTCGCAGTGGTCTGACCCGTCGCCGTCGCTGACGGGCTGGTCAGAATAGGAGCGGTCGCATCGACCGATGGCTCAATTGTTACCGCACGATAGACGACGCCTGCCATGATTACACCGACCCGTAGTCGATTGACAGCTCAGATGCGACGCTGGTCGATCCGGTCACGATCCCGGATGCCAGGTCCATCGTGCAGATAAACTCCCCTGCGCTTGCCGTGGTTGCAGCACTAAACCCGGTCAGCGATGTCCCGCCGACACCTGCCGAGCTCCCAATCCGTGCGCCGGTTGGAACCTCGCCGGAGGGGATGTTGGTAACCGTCGCTGTGAAATTCTGCTGCCCGTCGATGAGGATGTCGTCAGTGTCAACGCTGGTGAGTGCAGGTGCCTGAGCTAGCATCGCCCACGGGTCTGTCGTAACCGACTGCAATTCCGCATCTGACAGAATTTTGTCGAAAACGACGATAGCGCCAACCGGGAAATTAGCTGATGTGCCAATCACACCCGGCAGTAACGTAAGATCATTGGAGGCCAGCGCCCCGGATGTGCCCGAGCCTAGTGGCGTGCCGATGACGCCATTGATGCACGATTTTCGATCAACCGTTTCTGCGAACGTAGCAGCAACAGCGATACCCGTGTTAAACGCTCCGTCCGACGCGAACGAGTCAGAATCCCACGATACTACCCCCCCGTTCCCGCCTTCATAGCGAAACTCAAAATGCCCACCCGATGAGTAGTTGTAATCGAAAAACACGGCATTCGCTGATGTGTTGAGATGTAAGAACTCGCAATCGCACGCTGCAGCACCGCCTGTTGATCTGGGCCCGCGACCAGCCGTAATCAGTAGTATTGTCGAATTACTAGGGACGTTCAGAGTTTCTGTGATCGTCGCCCCTGCAACAATTGCCCTCGCCGACCCGATGTCGGCATCACTTACGACTGCCGCCCCCGCAATCGTAATCGCTGTATCTGTGACGAGCTCACGATCGAGACTACCTAGTACAATAAATCGATGAATGTCTGCATACAGCGCATGTCCTGAGTTTAGCCCCGAGAATGCCGGTTTGATGAATGTCGACATTATTGCACCGCTCCAATTGTTGTGGTTGCAGATCGCGGGTTGCCGTACACATCCCGATCTGGCGTTAGACCAGTGATAATCGGTTGGCTCAACAGCGGCGACGACTCGCTGACCGTGATCTGCGCTCCAGTCACTGTCAACAGCGGATCGCCAGTCACTGCTGACGTGTCCCAGCTCGGCGCCGTCAATGCAGTTCCGGACCGATACCATCCGTTAATCAGCCCGGTCACGTTGTCGAGTTTAGATGATGCCTGATACCCGGCGCCAACAAACGCACGATCGTTAATAGCCCCTGCATCGGCAGTCGCATCCCAGACCGTTTTGCACACGTTATGTCGCCAGATGACTGACACGTTATCTTGGCTCCCCTCAAACGCTAGGCATGACCGGCCGCCGGAGTTGTTGCCATCCATAGCCCAATCGATGATTGTGTTGTTGTAAACGTACATGGTGCCCGTCAATCCCGAGTCATAAAACGCGATTGCTTCTGCATAGCTGCCATCGCAATTTGCCATATCCCACGTGTTTGTCGTCGCGTTATACGCACAGTCAGTTTTGAGACCGTTGTTAATCAAGACGTTGTTGTAAATATACGCATCCATCGACCACCCGCACGTACTACCGACGTCGATGCCGGACCCGCGCTGGTTGACGATCACATTGTTGTGAATGAGCAGCGGGCCTGTCAGGTCTCCGCACGCTCCTGTTTCGTCATAATTGTGAATGCCATTTCTGGCGTAATTGTCTTGCAAATAGTTCCAGCCGAACTCCCAAGGCGGAATCTGCAAATCATCCGGGTCGGAGCGGATCGACATATACGTCGTGTGATGTAGTCGGTCAGTGTCGAGACATCCGTACTGCTCGATGTGATTTCCATATATTTTATGGCCAGAAACGTAATTTTCTTGGTCCGCGTTGCCGCTGATCGCGCCCTGCGATCGCGACGAGCAACGACCTGGGTCCTCGTTAAAATAATTCCCCACGGTTCGGCCCCACGCCGAGGTCCGTACACCGACGGTCTGCACATTCGCATTGCAGTTGATTCGATGACCGTAAGCATCTTCGTCACAATTCGACGCCAACAGCGTCAGTTTGCTGGTTACGAGCGCCTCGTAACGATATGTCATCACTCCAAGATACCCTCGAACCTCTGGGTGATAGTTGGGGTACGCCACGAGGCCGGTTTGCAGATCGACAGTTCCTACCGCGTTAGCTGCGGTTGAGTTGCGATGATAAATTCCGCGCGCTGCATTAGTCGCGCCGTGGTTCACGTCGTGGATATAGACGATCGATCCTGTCGGTGCTACACCATTGTCAACGCCACGACCGGCAGTCGCCCACGGGCTCGCATAACTGCCGGGGTTGGCGTCATTCCCGCTCGCACGGACGTGGTAGATATTCCCCTCTCGCACCGTAAATGGCAGCGTCGTTTGATCCGCTCCCAATCGCACTCTGATGTTTCCAACTCCGAGTGCCGAGTCCGGGATCGAAAACGCAATCTCCTGCATTTTGTGCGATTCGTAGAGATTTGCAGGGCCTCCGGGCAATGCCCCGTCCGCATTTTTCCAGTAATAAACGTGGCCGGCGCGGCATACTGCAACGCTATCGCAGAACTCGATGACGCTGGTTCCCTGCGTACTGCCGAGATTCTGCCCCCACACCGTCACGATCACGCCTGAGCCCAGACCATCACCCAGCCCCGTGTCCGGACCGGAGATCAAATCGGAAAAGTTGAGAATGGGTGTGCCGGTGGTGCCTGCCACTGTTTCTGTCTCGATGCCATCTTGCACCACGTCAGTGACAATTGACGAACCGTCCACGCGTGCGGCGACCGTGATTTCGGACGGCAGGACAAAAACCGCATGGGCCAGCGTGGCCAGCAGTGCGGCTGTCATTGCACCCAGCGTGTATCTAAAAACTATGTTGCCCATGCGACATAACCCCCTGCTCGGACGGCAAAATACATTGAATAGCGTTTCCAGCGCGGCACGCCGGTCTCGGCCATGGCGTTGAGAAAAATTCGGTCACACTGGGCGCGGGTGAGGTGCCCTGACGGGAGCTTTCCGCGCTTGTAGTAGAGCCAGTCGTGCAGGACGGCTGCCCGCCTGTGCCGGTCATTGACCGGGATCACCAGACGGAACACGCGCGGGATGCTGGCCAGATCGCAGACGAAGCGTGCCGGAACCGTGATGCGCAGATCGGGCATGGCGTAGACCAGCGGCTCTTCGAGAATCCACTGCGTGCCTTCGTCGGCGCGGGTGATCAGTGGCGTCATGAAGGGCATCGCTACTGCTCCAAAAAGACCAGAGCGGCATCGCTGGCAACGAGCAGCAACGAGCGCAGGTTAATCAGCTCGTCATCGGGCAGGATGTCGCCCGCCAAGGCGTACTGCTTCAGTTCCGCTTTGGCGAGGGTCAGAATGTCCTGCACCAGCAGGCGGTCCATGGTGTCGAGGCTGGACCAGTCAACGCTAGATTCGAGCACCGACACCAGATCGTCATATGTCGCCAGCGGTGAGCCGTCGAGGTATTTCAGGACTCGTCCGGCCCGCTCATGTACTGCCAAGGCTCGCTCGCGTTCGGCTCCGGGCGTGTTACCGTGCGCGATGAATCGGCCTACGGCTTGCCGGGTGGCGGCGCTTACCACGAATTTGTTTTGGCTGATGGCGTCGGAGATCGTCGCGCAGCCGGTGACTGTTGTGAGCATGGCCAGCAGCGTGATGAAAATCAGTGTGGTGATGTTTTTCATGATTCGACCTGTTTGGGTGGGTCAATAAAAAACCCGGCGATGGGCCGGGTCTTTTGGGTGGTGCTGGTCAGATCAGACGTTTACAGGGTCGGCTGATTTGCCTTTTTTGCCTTTGACTTTGTTGCCTTCGGCTGGCTGTTCGTCCTGATCGACTTCGTCTTTAACCTCTACGGCGCGACCGCGTGCGATCAGCGTGTCAGCAATGTCGTCAGGCATTTCGATGGGGGATTTGCCGTCGCTGGAGATTTTTGCCAATTCTCCGGTTTCAGCGTCTGGGTATTGTGTGGTGCCTTTGTAGATGACTTTCTTCATGACTTGCCCCAATGGACATCAGGCAGCGCGGGGCTGCCTGATGTCGGTGGTTTAGTTGCGGGTGGCGTCCGATTACAGGACGGTGACGGCGACGTATGCGTTCGGGTCGAGCGTGACCGGCAGCGGGGCGCTTTGTGTCTGCACGCGCTCGGTGCCGGGGTCGTCGCCGATCCAGTTTTTGACGTAGCGGGCGGATGCGCTGACGCCTTCGCGATAGGCTTTCGCGTCCTGAATCGCGCCGTAGCAGCGCACGTCGTCGTGGTAAGACGGCGCGACCAGCACGGTGCCTGCGGGCATGAAATTCACTTCGCTGCCTGCATCGTTGACGTACTTGCCTTTGTACACGTAGCACGCGTATTCGCCGAAATAGCCCTTGAACGCGACGGTCTTCGACAGTTGCGGGCCAAGCTCCAGCTCGGATTTTGATCCGCGACGGGTGTCGAGCTTGTCTTTCACAGCGGTGAATGTGGCGAAGACGGCCCATGCGTCTGGCGAGAACACCAGCATATCGGACACGACAGAGCTGGCTGCTGCCCATGTTTCGATGTCGGCGCTGGGGTCATACGTCGCGATGTTGACGGCATCCCACTCAGCACCACCGACCAGGTCGATGTTGTTGCCTGCTGCACGACCGAAGTCGATCAGCGTGGTCGGATAGGCGTCACCCGAAACGGTGATGGTGCCGGTCATGACTGCCTGGACTGCCATCCACTCTTCCCGGTGAGTAATCTGGCGCTCTTGTTTACCGATCAGGTTCATGACGATCAGGTCGTGGCGTTCGTCAGGTGATTTTGGTGCTTCGAACGTTTCGCCTGCCATGCGCGTCAGCGCCTGGTCTGGGTTTACGTCGTGCGTTGGCTTCAAGTAGGGCGGGGTCAGCTTGACGCTGGTGACGCCGTCCTGCACTTGTGGTCGACCGGCGATGACCGGGCTGACAAATGGCGCCAGCTTGACGTCTTCGCTGATGTCGTCGAAAACAACATATTTTTCTTTTGACTCGAAAACCGAGGGGAAAAATCGGTTCAGGAAGAACGGTTCGAATTTCGGCAGGCGCTGGCGCATGCCGATGAGGGTTTGGGTGTCGAGCAATGCCATGATTATTTTCCTCTTGGGATTCAGTGATCATTTTGTTGATGTCAACAAAATGATTATTCAGCTCGCGTGCTTAGGGACGCGGCTCTTGCAGGTTGATCGGTGTGCCGGTGAACGCGGTGGCCTTTTGCAGATCGGTCGTGCCGTCTGGCCAGTTGACCAGTTCCGGATTGAAGGTGCCGATCATGAACACTTCGTGGCTCTGGGCTCCGCCGGTGGTGTCGATGTCATAGGCAGTGATGCCGACGGCAACCGCGCTGCCATTGGTGGCGGACGGGTCCCAGTCTGCAAAATGGCCTGTTGATGCTACCTGTCCGACCGGCGTACGTGCTGGCAGGTCGAGTGAGGTGGCGATGGTTTTAACGGCGGCGACTGGGTCTGGCTTGCCGGTGACCCACACTTCCGGGGTATTGGTTTCGATTGTCATGGTGATTTACCTGTTTCGGTGGTTGTGGGTTCCGGCTTAGTGCTTGATGCCGTGTTGCTGGTTGTACATCGTGGCGACGCGGTCGAGGCGTTGCGCTGTTTCGTCCTGGCCTTCGTTGGCAGCTGCATCCGGGCCGATGGCTTTGACGGGCTGGCCTTCCATGACCATGTCGAGGGCTGTTTTGTGGCCGGTCGTGGTCGGCTTGACGGTCTGACCTGCGGCGCTAAGAACTTTTTCGGCATCTGCCGGGGCCAGTTCGGTGCAGGTGGCTAGGTGCATGGCCAGTTCCTCGCGGCCTTTGGCGGCTTCGCTGTTGACGATTGCGCCGATGCGCTCGCGTTCTGCGGTGCGGGCTTCGGCTTTGGCGTTGGTCAGCGCGGCCTGATGATCGGCCAAGGTGATTTTCTGCTGTGCGTCTGCGGCAGGTGCAGGCGTGGCAGCGTTTGGTGTGACTTGTTCGGTAGTCATACGTGCTCCGATGGTGAGTAATCTGCCCTGCGTGGACAGGTGGTCGGCAAAAATCCGGGCGGCGTCGTTGCCGTTGACGACTTCGTCAGCGAGCCCGGCGGTGATGGCGTCCGATCCGCGATACATCTGCGCTTCGGTGGCCAAGACTTGTTCGACTGATATGCCAATGTGCGTGGCGACCAGTTGAGCGAATTCTGTTCTGAGTTGTTCGAGACTGGACAGCAGTGTTTGATACACGTCGTCGGGCAGCGATTGATATGGGTTGC